TACTCAGAAACAACCTTCTGAGTAGGCACCGGACACACATCTGACCACGTGGGCTGAGCCGGGAAAAGGGCAGTTTCTAAGGCGCAACCCGGGGCTCATCCTTGGGGATGATGGTTGTACCCCCCACGTAACAAGGGGGTTACCTTCGGAACGAAGGAACGGGCTTAGTCATACCGTCAGCCCACTCTTAAGAGTAGGCAGTGAATCGTGATCGCGCCGTGACCTAATCGAACGTCGAACAGAACCGGAAGGTGGCTCAGGTCACTTCTAGGCAGCCTTCGCGTACGCCGCTTGCGGGTTCACCGCGTACCACTCGTCCTGAGCGATCAGGAGTTCAGGCAGGTACTTGCCCTTCGCATCCTTCATGTACAGGCTGCCCCACGACCGTCCGCCAACTTCGGCTTCGGAGCTAATCGGAACGCCGAACAAATCGAACGACATGCAGCGTTCGAACTCACGGGCAAAGTCCTGGGCTTCCCGCGCGGGGACCGACGCAAGGACTTCGTCATGAATCGGAAGCTTCATGTAGTCGAGAAGGCCGGCCTCTTCCATGTTGAGCATGGATTGCCCCAGCACGTCACGCGCTGCCGACTGTGATTGGTAGTTCACAACGGCGTACATGCGGTCACGGTCAAGAGGCAGGCGACGACCGGTGACGGACACGGTGACGAGCCCGGTTGCACGAGCTTCCCGCTGCCACTTCTTGGACGCGCGGACGATCTCCGGATACGCACGGTCATACGCAGCAATGGCAGCGCGTACCTGAGCGATAGGCGCACCGGTCTGACGAGCGATCGTTTCCGCCCCTCCGCCGTAAACCTTTCCGAAGCCGATTCCCTTGCACAGCTTGCGGTGAGCCTTCGTGAAGTTCGGGCCGAACACGATTCGCGCCGTGAAGTCGTGCAAGTCTTCGCCGGCGTTGATTGCCTGCTTCATGCGCTTCACGTTGGCGAGAGCGGCAAGAACGCGCATCTCAACGGCAGCGAAGTCGGTGGACACCATGACGTGACCGGGGTCAGCAAGGAGTGCGCGCCGGATCATGTAGTCAGAAGACGGCAGCGTTTGAAGCGCGGGCTTCGTGATGCTCATACGACCCGTGCGCGCGGCAAGAGTCTGTATGTTCGGGTGTACGCGACCGTTCGCGTCAAGGTTGTTCAGGAAGGTGTCCGCGTACGCGGTGACCCACTTACCGGCACGCTTCGCGCGAAGGACAGCGTCAGCCAACGGGTTAGGCGTACGACCCCCTACGCGCTCCCAATCCCGGTCAAGGTCAGCAAGGTACTGAAGAACGGTCTTGTCCGTCTTGTACGCGCCACCGTCCGTGAACTCAGGCTTGCTGTTGCCCGGAAGAATCATGTCTTCGCCCATGGCAAGAAGGGCTTCCGCCACCTGGGCACCGGAGTTGACCGACTCAACGCCGTACCGGGCAGCAACCGCGCTGTACTTCGCCTCTTCTTCGTGAAGCTTCACGGACAGCGTGGACGCATAGCCTTCGTCCAGCACGATTCCCGCGCGCATCATCACTGAGCACATGCGGGCAATTTGGTGCTCGTAGTCCACGAGCGACTGACGCACGCCGAGACGAGCAAGCTCAGCGGTCAGGATCGGGTCAAGACGCGCCGTGTAGATCACGTCAAGGCCGGCGTACAAGTTGTAAGTCGGGTGGTCCAACGGGATGTTGGCCCAACCCGTGGCCTTCGTGAAGCCGAGACCGTTGAACACGGCGGTCAGGTCTCCGGCAGTGTCCGGCGCGCTGGGGTCCGTGTAGTACGCGCTGAGGGGCTTGAGCCCGGTCCCGATTCCGCCCTTGTGGGGCTCACGCGGATCAATGAGCGTCGCCTTGATCTTCGTGTCAACGGTCTTCGGTGCCAGGATCTCAAGGGCAAACTCCGCGTGCTCGTCCAACACGAGCCAATCAAACGGCGCGTTGTGGATCAGGAAGCGCGAAGCCATGCGCAGTACGAAGAGGGCAGCCTCAATGAAGCGTCCCCCGCGCTCCCAGTGGATCACCCATGCCGTGTGCTCGTCCCCGAACTGAACAGTCCGGAGTCGGTAGTTCGGGCTGTAGATATCAAGCCCGGTGGTTTCAGTGTCCAGCGCGATCGGTCCACGGAGAGCGGCAGTGCGCGCCCACTGCATGAACTCACGAAGGTCGTTGTCAGTCTCCGGAATGTTGATCCGGACGTGTTCGCCGGCCACGTCATGGAAGTACGTTTTCAAGGTGTGTCCCCTAACGCCAAAAGGGGCCAACCCACTCTTGAGAGTAGGCTGACCCCTTGTCGGTTGCGTGCCTTATCGCTCCGCGCGGTGAGCGTCCAACTTCGCCTTCAACTCACGGAACGCGGCGAACGCCTGATGTGGGACCACGCCGTTGCCGATCCGCTCAAGCTTCTCGCGGTGACTGAGCCCCGGGACGTTGGTCACCCAACCCGGCTCAAGCCCCATGAGCCATTCCGCAAATTCGGGGCTGAGCTTGACCCCACCGCGTGGACCACGAATGACCGGTACGGGCGCGGCTGTCTGCCGGATCGTCTCCCACCGGTACACGGCAGGCGCGAACTCTCCCCACCACTCAGCGGGGGAGTGCGGTCCGTCGTCGGGCAACTCGTCTTCCGGCGTGACGTTCAGCAAGAAGACAACTTCGTCTTCAAGGGTCGGACCGTGCCCACCGGCCTTGCGCTTGTCCGGGTGCTGAGCGCTGCCGTTGCTGCCCAGGTTGGCAGTCGGTGTCTTGAAGAGCTTGTCAGCGCGGTCACGCGGGAAGAGACGAGCCACAGCGGTAACAAGGTCGTCCCCACCTGCCCCCGCCCGGTCGCGCTTAGCGAAGTCAGGTCCCCGGTTCGCGTCAGCTACGGTCGGTGTCGGAAGGAGCGGCAACGCAGAACCACCGGTCACGCATGTGGGGCGCTCCGATATCGGAAGCTCGTATACACGTCCACGCAGCGTCATACCCGATCTCGTGAAGCGATGTGAGGACCGATCCGAGCCCCCGATTTCGGATAGCTCCGACGTTCTCCAAGAACACGTGTCGGGGTCGAATGATCCGTATTGCGTCAGCGATGTTGAACCAAATTCCGGAACGCTCACCCTTGATCCCCTCACGCTTTCCTGCATTCGAAATGTCCTGGCACGGGAAGCCCGCTGTGATCGTGTCGACTTCGCCCGTGAACTCGTGCCACGGGGCGTACCTCACGTCACCGATGTTCGGCGCGTCCGGGAAGCGGTACGCCATGACTTCGCACGCTGCCTTGTGGACTTCCGCAACGACCGTGACCTTGTCTCCGGTGAGCGCTTCTACGGCGATACCGAGACCGCCGTAACCCGCGCATAGCTCAAGGATTGGCACCGTGTGCCCCTCCGCTCTCATTGGGTGTTGGTACCTGTCTGAGAGCGGAGGGGATTCCCACCTAGTCCTGAGCGAAGATTCCGGGTCCCGTGGACTTGTCCGGCTCGTCCGCCATGCGCACGCCGACCAACGCGTTGCCCTTCGCCACCCGCTTACGGGACACGCCGCGCTCTTCCATGGCGGAGAAGAACGCTCGTCGCGTCCAACGCTCCTTCTGCGGAAGGTTCTCCGCTTCGCACCAATCCAAGTAGTGGTTGAACGCGTCCCCTCCGAGCATCACGGCACCCTCAGCCTTGACGAGCACAGCGGGAACCGAAGGGTCTTCGGAGTAGAAGCCGGCGAGAGCATCGGACGTGGCGCGGTAGTCGCGCGTAGCGTTCGTGATGGAATCCGGGTCACGGAGACCGGACGCGTACCACTCGACAGCACCACGCACAGCCCATGCCACGATCCCGGCAGCCTCAGCAAGAAGCTTCTTGTCAAGGTCGTAATCCCGCTCGTGGGGCGCGAAGTACCGCGTGAACGGCACGAGCTTGACGCGTCGCCAAAGCCCTTCGTCCTGACCCTTGAAGCGGGGCTTGTGGTTCGTCGCAAGCATGATCAGGAACGTGGGCGCGAACGTAAAGAACTCCTGCCGGAGGAATCGCGCGGTCACCTTGTCCTTGCCCGTGACGCGCTTCAACACAGCCTCAGACATGGGCTTTCCGCTCTCGCCTTCGGAAGCCATGACGAGCCGGCTGCCCCTGAGCGCGGCAATGTCGTTCGGGATTCCTCCGCTGCCCTTGTCCTCAAACGTGGCGAACGGAGTGGTCTTCGTGATGTTCCCGAAGACGCTCGTCAGGGTGTCCGTGAAGACGCTCTTGCCGTTGGCACCCTTCCCCCAGAAAACGGCAAAGCACTGTTCCGACGTGTTGCCCGTGATCCCGTAGCCCGTGAGCCGCTGCATGTAGCCCACGAGATCCGCGTTCCCCGGGAAAATCTCCGTAAGGAACTGTTCCCAGCGGGGGCACAGCGCGTCAGGGTCGTACTCGATCGGCAGCGAGACCGTGAGCATGTCGTTCTTGTCGTGGTCGCGAAGCTCACCCGTGCGAAGGTCAACCACGCCGTTGCGGAAGCTCAGAAGGTGCGGGGACGCGTCGAACTCTTCCGCGTTCATGTACACGCTGGGCACGCTGCGAAGCTCCGTCATGAGAGCGTCAATGCGCGTCGTCATGGTGAATCCGCGCGCTTCCTGAGCGTTCCCGGCAAGGACGAGTGCAGCGCCCATGCGGTGAATCTCTTGACGAACCTTGTGCTCCGAACGCTCCCAGGTAACGCCGTTCCACGTGTGGAAGCCGAGACCGGGCGCGTACTTGATCCGTCCGTCAGACCATGCAACGAGAGCGTGAGCGTTCATAGCGTCGCTCTCCCCGTACGTGCGCACGAGATCAGCGAGAATGTCAGCCGCGTCACGTCCCTGATCGTCGGACACCGTGACAGCACCGGTCCGCCTTGCCACCGTGGCCTTGCGCTGGGCAGCCTCAGCAACGGCACGGTCCACCACCGGACGAGCCGACTTCACTGCCGCGTGCAGCCAACCCGCGAACGCGTCCGGGATCGCTTCCCGAAGGGCTGTCAGGTCCGTCTTCATACCGGTCAGCGCGAAGACTTCAATGCCGTACGGCTTGAGACCTTCGGCAAGCGCACGGTTGAAACGCTGCCCGGCTTCGTCGCTGTCTCCGGCGGCAATGACCTGAGTTCCCTCAAGGCCGGCGGCAAGCTCAGCGAGAAGGTCAGGGCTTCCGGCAAGGGACGCGCCACGGATACAGACAGCGTCGTACCCGACCGCAACCGCTGTGAGACCGTCTCCGGGTCCCTCAGACACGATCGTGACGGAGTACCCGCCGGAGCCCCTGAACACGCCGTACTGACCCCAGCGGAGCCCTTCCGGGTTGGTCAGGGAAAGCCACCGTCCGGGGCAATGCCCGGTGAGGTCTCGTCCCTGCAAGCCACGGGTGACCCCAGCGAAGTCGTTGAGCGGGACCGTGAGCCGGGGGAACTGACGGAAGCCACGGGAACGATAGTTGCGGGCTCGTCCTTCGCTGTCCGTGTAGTCGAGACCGGGAACGCGCACAGCGTCACCGTCCACACCAAGCATGAGTTCCGCTGCTGTCTCCGCGTCAAGCCCGAAGCGGTCAGCGGCGTACAGGCGCGCTTGTGAGTCAACTTCGCTGTCACCGAAGCGGAACCGCTCGTTGGTCGCGTCAACGTACATGGCAAGCTGAGCAGTGAGCGCGGTACCCACGAGCGCGGGCTTCTCCTTCGGCACAGTGAGACCGTCACCGGTCGCGTTGAAAAGGTCATTCCAGTTCAGCCGTACGGCAATGCGAACCTTGTTGGTGTCGCATCCCGCACGGCAGGTGAGCCGAACCTTGTTGTCGTCGCCACGCCAAATCCGAAGGGACGGACGGGAGTCACTGTGTGCCGGGCACTTAGCGAGATACCCCCCGTCCGCCTCTTCGGTCACGTCACCGAAGCGTGCAAGAACGTCCTTGAATTCCACGGGCCACCGTCTTTCTCTCGGTTGCCCGCTCTTGAGCGAAGGGGATTCCTACACGTCCGGCCCGAAGGTCTCCGCCCACTCCGCAAGCGTCTTCGCACCCTTGCTCAGGTTGCAGCCGGCGCACGCGGGGAGCATGTTGGAAGCCTTGTCGGCTCCGCCCTTGCTCAGCGGGTGTACGTGGTCCATGTGGGTTGCGCGCTTGTCGCAGTACGCACAGCGGTAGCCCCAACGGCGCATGATCTCTGTACGGCTGTACTTCTCGTGTTCAACGCCGTACTCCGCAGCACGCTTCTTGTGGGTCAGCTCGTGGCGCTTGTCCGGCGGAAGCTTCGCGTAATACGCCTTCCGGTGGTCCGCTGCCCTCTTCCGGCGACACGTGGCGCACGAGCTTGACGGACGCTTCGCCTTCCCGGCAAGGAACTGTTCAGCGGGCTTCGCTCGTCCGCAGTGCCGACAGACCTTGTTAGCCACGACGACCCCCCGCGCACAGCGCCATAGCGAAGGCGAACCCGCTGACGAACGCGGAAGCCACAGCAAGGAGAACTTGAACCTTCTCGTGGTGCGTCATCAGTCCCACCACACAACCGAAGCGCCACGGGTAATAGCAGTGGTCAGCGCGTCCGCGTAACGCGCCCAATCCTTCCGGTCAGTCGCGCCGGCCTTGAGGTACACGGTGTCCCCCGGGCTCAGCGCGCGTACGTCCCCAATGGCCGGAGCCACGTCGGGACCGATAAACACGCCCGTTTGCATGTCTGCCTACTCTCAAGAGTGGGTTGAAACGACAAAGGGCCGGACAGCACCCATGTGAGTACCGTCCGGCCCTTGCCGTGCCTACTTGCCTTCGTCCTGTTCCCCAGTGACGTTGCTCCGCAGAAGACGCACATGAGTTGCCGCTACGTGTTCAGCGCGCAGTGTCTTGCGTGGCTTCTCCGAACGGCTGTCTGTGCCGGTCGGCTGCACCTTGAGCATGGGGAACTTGCGCCCCTCAACGCGGACGAAGTACGTGCGCCGAACAATCGCGTCCGACGCGCGCACTCCGTTCCCTTGCCTTGACGGGTAGTTGACGAGATCACCCGGGTACAGGGGCTCACCGGCATAGTCAGCGACCACGCCGCGTTTACCCATACTCAGGATCTCCGGTCTCTTCCTGTACGCCGAAGCGAACGCGTCGCTCGTGGATCACGGCAAGGCGCGCTTCCGGCGGGTACAGCCACAGCGGAGCCCTTACGGATTCGTCGGACGCTCCGCGCATCACTTGCGCCCATGCTTCCGGAGACGCGGGGTCCGGGGCGGTCACCGCTCGTCGGCAATCGCGTCGTTGTAGGACTTGCGGACGCGGATCACGGGCTTGATGTACGAGACGGGCGTACCGCGCTTCGGACCCTTCTTGATCACGAAGTCAACCGGCTCAAGCTCAAGCTCAGCGAGAACCGGGCCACCCTGACCGATGCGGGCAAGCGCGTCTTCCGACTCGTGCAGAACGGCAAGCAGCGTCCACGCGCCCGTGACGAACTTGAACTCTCCAAGCTCCGGGTCGTCGGCAAGCTTGAAGGTGAGCGTGATGGACGGGTTGGGTCCGTCGTCATCCTTCGCCGCTGCCTTGCGCTCAGCGAACAGGGACGGGCAGCCACAAGGAGAGCCAACAAGCTTCTCGTCCTTCGGGTGGCTGACGAAGTTGAACCCGTCGCAGTGGTGCTTGAGCTTGCCGTTGATCCACTGCTTCATGTCCCAGTGGATACCGTCAGCCTCAAGGATGACGGGAATCTTCGTGGCGCTCGTGAACACGTCAATGAAGTTCTCCGACGTGCTCTCTTCGTCCTCAACGGGAGTGCCCCCGAAGAGCTGAGCCACAGCTTCGGCAACGTGCTTCTCACCGGTGCTGAAACGCCACTCCGAAAGCGCAACGCCAACGGTCTTGCCCTGATCGTTCACTTCCGAAGTACCGGAGTGCAGCCGGCCAACGGAGTCGTCGGAATAGGTCTTCCGCTCCTTCGGCTTGTTGTCTTCGTCGCCGGCCCAAATGCTCTGCTTCGCCATGTGCGGAACTCCCACGATTGAGGGAACGGCGGAAGGGGTCCGATCATGTCCACGCACCCGAAGGTGTCTGCTGACCGTCCAGCCTTCCGCCGTTCCGTTGCTCTCTGCATAGGCGCTAGAGCCAAGGGGATTCCCGGCACGCAAAAGCCCCCCTGCCCGACCACGAAGGCCAGACAAGGGGGCTCGTCTTACGCGGTCTCCCACTTCCCCGCGTCGTTGTTGTCAAGGGTCACCTTGAACACCTGCCGCGTCTGTGAGTGCCAGACGCAAATACCTTCCGGGTTCATGAAGCCGGGGGCAGCCACGGAGCCGTTCGCCTTGAGAGCGCGAAGCTCCGCCTTGATCCGGTATTCGCTGAACTCCCCCTGATAGAGCACCGGAGCCGGCTCAACGATCGCGTTGCCGAGACGAACGTTCACGCCCTTGTGTCGGTCCGTGTTGAACAAGGAGAAGCGCCGGTCAGTCAGGCCGTACCCGCGCTGAATGCCGGAGCCCCACCACTCACCGAAGTGAAGCCCGGTGCCCAGCGCACGAACGAGCCCTTCGGCGTTCTCGTACACCCAACCGGCAAAGCCGAAGTTGTCCTTGCCCTTGCCCGGAGTGATGACACGGGACCGGGACTGAGCGGTGAGGACGTAGCGCTGACCGTCAACGGCCACGCTGTACGAGTCAGCGGGGAACCCGAAGTGCGTGTCATGCGTGACGGTACTGATGTGGATTGCCGCGTTGGACCCGTCAAGCTTCTCCGTGACGACGACCGTACGGAACAGGCGCGGAGTCTTGGGCCATGCGGTGAACTCGTGTGTGGTCATGCTCGTACCGGAGCGGAGGGGATTCCGACCCCGGACGCACGAAAGCCCCTCAGCGCCCGTGTGAGGGACGTTGAGGGGCAGTCGCTTAGTTGGCCTTCTTGGAGTGCGCCGGAGCCGTCAGAAGCCCAGCGATGATGACGAGAAGCCACGCCTCACCGAACCCGATTGCCGGGACAGCGGGACGGATGCTGTGCCACACGCCGAAGAGGAGCATGACGAGCCACGGCACGAGCATGATGAGCGCGGCAAGGATCACGAGCCCGCCCACGACTCCGGCAGCGTCAGCCGCAGTGTTCCGCTTCGCCATTGTCTAAGCCTTCCTGTTGGGGTCACCGTGACTTGAGCGAAGGGGATTCCCTCAGCCCCCGCACGAGCCACAAAGCCCGGACTTCTGCGGGTTGCAAAGACAGTTGGGACCGGTCACGCGCGGGTTTGCTCCTTGCTGCCCAAGAGGGCATTCAGCTTCGTGTGGACAGCGGCAAGCTTCGGGAGATCAATTCCCAGCTCACGCGCCGTGTTCACCGCGTCGGCACACTCGTTGATCACGTCAACGACTTCGTCAGACTTCATGTGAAGACTGAACTCGTGCATACGGCTCGTGTGCGTAGCGAGCATGTGTCAGCCCCTCCGCTCCGTGCCCGTGACGAGTCGGCCCTTGCTGGACGCGATCGGCTTGAGGACAACGCGCCGGCTCAGGTCACGGTCCCAATCGAACGTCCCACGGAGACGAAGGAACTCCGCAAAGACTTCGTCGTCAATGACGACCGGCTTGAAAGCCCACTGAGTGTCAGTGATGTGGAGAACGGCAGCACCGTCGAACTCCGGCATGGGAGTGCGGACACCGTCCGGGTCAATCATGAAGTCGGCGTTGGCGTATGCAGCCATCTGCAAGGCAACGTCGGGATACGTGGCCTTGCTCGTCTTCCAATCGCCCATGATCAGGTGACGCTTGCCGGAGCGGTCCGGGGTCGGCTTGCCTTCGTCGTCAAGCCACACGTACATGACCACGTCGAAAGAGCCGGCGTACTCGTGCGTGTCGCTCCAAGCAACGTCTTCGGCGCGGACAAGCTCCGGGTTCACGGCTGCCAGGAACTCAAGAAAGTGCTTGTGGTACGGCTCAAGGTCCGGGTGGACGCTGTACACGGTCTCACCGCGAATCAGGCGCTCAAACAGGTCGTGAGCCTTGCTGCCCACGTCAGCGCGAACCTTCGTGTACCGACGTGCAGCGCCCCGGAGATAGTCAACGGCTCCGTCCCGGTCGCGCGCTGCCATCTGCTGAACGAAGTCAATGGAGTCAACCGCAAGCTCAGCGGTCATGCGCGCGTTCCACGGACCCAAGAAGTTCTGTTTGGGAAGCATCCCGATCACGCTCGTCACGCCCGGATACACCATGTCCGGGAACGCCGTGTTCAGGTAGAAGCGACTGCCCCCACGGTAGATAGTGCGGATCTTGCTCATGGTGCTGTGCCCCTTCCGGGCTCAGGGATTCGTTTGCACTAGTCCTTGAGCGAAAGGGCTTCTCAGCGGCAGGTGCAGAAGTGCACGTTTGCATTGCCGCTGGGTTTCTCTATTGGGTCTCTATGGTTGTTCCTGGGATACCTACAAATCTGCACTACTGCACAACGAAGCCCCGACCCCTTCCGCTGTGGAAGAGACCGGGGCTCACGCTCCGTGCCGGGACGGTTACAGCTTGGCAGCCTCACCCGCGAGAACCGTGACGAGCGATTCCAACTGAGACTTGAGATCCGCCTTCTCGTCGTCAGTCAGCTTGCTCGTGTCCTTCGTCGCGTCCGTGATCAGGGTCCGCCCCAGCGAGACGAGCGACGTGCTGACTTCCTGACGCTCCGCACCCTCAAGCCGGCGCACGGCCTTCGTGACGCTCTCCGTGAGCTTCTGAGCGCGGGCAACCTTCTCCGTCGCACGCTGCTTCGGGGTCTTCTCCGGAGTGGCCTTCTCCGTCCACTCAGCGGGAAGCTCCTCCGTGATCCCCTTCGTCTTCTCCTCAAGCTCCTTGACCTTCGCGGTCAGCTTCTCCTTCTCGTCCTTCGGCGTACCGTCTTCGTCCAGCGCGTCACGAGCCGCGTCAAGCTCAGCGCGCGCCGTGTCGAGTTGCTTCACGCGGTAGTTGAAGCGCTGAATTTCCGTCCGGCCGTAGCGCGGAAGCTCAACACCCGCGTCCTTGTACACGGCGTAAATCGCTTCGGTCAGGCTCAGGTCCGCGTCCGAAACCTCAGCGCCGGATTCCTTCGCCTCACGAGCCGCTTCAACGCTTGCGGCAGCGTCCGGGAAGTACAGGCGCGCGGTCTCAAGGGCTTCGTCCGGGTTCGGGGACGAGTCGAAGTCACGGAGCCACCCAACGAGAATGTCAGCCATCTTGTTCTGAGTGGCCTTCTGCAACGCGTCGTGCGCGTCCTTAAGCTTCTGGTCTGTCGGGTCCATGCCCTCACGAGCACCGTCGTACACGAGACCGGCACTGTTCTTCGTCTTCTTCTCAATGCTCATCAGGTCCGGCAGACCGGAAGCCGTGTGAGTCATGCGAAGACGCATCTCAAGCATGGTGCGCGCCACGGTCTCACCGACTTCGGAGAGCTTGAGCCCGTACTTGACTCCGTCCTTGAACGCCTTAATGGACTGCTTGACGAGATCCGGAATGCCCTCAATCTCAAGCGGGTTCTCAGCCTGCCGAACGATGGCAGTGGACGCGGCAGGGGCAGGAGCGGGCTCGTCCGCCGGCTCAGGCTTCGTGACCGCTGCCTTGTGGGCTTCGGCAACGGCCTTGCGAAGAGCGGTCCGCTTGTTGGTCGGAAGCTCACGAATCTTCTCTTCCGCCTCAGCCTTGAGCGCGTCAGCGGCACCGGTCACGCCTTCGGAGCCCGGGACGAGTTCCTTGATCTGATCCACGGTGGCGTGAATGTCGCTGATCAGACCGTCAACGTCCGTGTTGGTAGCGTCTGACGGGTTGGCGTTCTTCGCGGGCATGTCGTCTTCCTTCGGGTCGTCTGACGGAGCGTCAGCCATAGCAAGGGCAACCTTCGCGCACTGAGTGCACGAGACATACGGAGTGTGGGCAAGCTTCACGGTGGTAAGGGGCTTCTTGCACAGCGTGACCGTGTCGCTGTCCTGAGCCGCGTGCACGACCTTACCCTTGCCCAGGTAGAACGTGCGGTACTTCTCAGGTGCGGTTACGGCGGTCATGCTGTCCCCTTGTTTGTGTGCTTGCGTTGCTTACCCTAGCGCACGGCCAACCTACTCTTGAGAGTAGGCTGACCGCGTTGCCAAACCTTTACCGTGCGTGCTAGTCGTCCAGCGTCTCAACTTCGTCGTACGCCCCGAAGGTGAGCACGTCGCTGCCGTTCTTGATCACGGTCTTCATGGCGTACATGTCCGACGCAATGCACTTCGCGACCATGAGCCCCGGTGCCGGAGTCACGATCACGTCCCCGTACGTTACGTCCTTCGCGCGCTTGATCATTGCTGCCCCCTCCGTGTTGTTCTGACAAGGAAGAGACTACTCTTAAGAGTAGGCACATGCAACACGGGGACACGAAAAAGCCCCCCACCGACCAACCCGAAGGTCAGTCAGTGAGGGGCTGTCTCGTCAGCTCCGGGGGAGAAGCAAGCTGTCTACGATCCTGTTCAGGTCGTCCAGCGTGCCCGTGTTGCCGATCGTGAGATCAGGGTTCACGTAGTCAAGTTCTGTCTCACTCTTGTGTCCCGCGTTCTCCCCAGCTCCGGCACCCGGACGCGTGACCCGGACGAGCGCGAAGCCACGTTGCCGCAGCGCCACAGCTTCGTTCTCGTACCGCACGTCCGTGATGACGACCGGCAGGTTCCACGAGTCGGCAGCGTCCACCTTCCGCAGCGCAAGGCGAACCCAAAAATCTTCGTCGTGCAGCCGTACGGTCTGACCGATGTTCTGCAACAGCCGGCGAACTTCCGGGTACGTGTCCTTCGCGTACTCCCAACCAACGTCGTTGATCAGGGCAGCAAGCCGGACCACGACACCCGAACTCGTCGGGATCAGCGGGTTCGTCTGTAGCGCCATGGCCTTAAGCGGATCAGCAAAGCCAATGCGCGTGTACTGCCGACCCTGCACGAGCCGCTTAGCCACGCTGTCCTTGCCGCTCCGTGCCTTCCCGATCAACCCAACGTGCTTGTACCGCATCGTTCCCCTTCCGGCGGAGTGTGTCTCACCGGAAGGAGAGCGAAGGGGATTCCCTACACGCCCAAGAGGACGTGAAGAGCGCCCAGGACAGCGGCACCCGGGAAGTCAGGCTTGACCGCAGTGACCGCAGCAACGGCACCCGCAGCGAAGGCAAGGATCTTTGCCTTGTGCTTGCCGACCCATGCGAAGACCGCGCTCACTGCCGACACTGCGCCGGCCTTACTGTGCTCACCCATGCGTCTACCTCCTAGACGTTCGGCACGCGGAGCTTGTCCCACGTGCTCTTACCGGGCCACCCGTCAGCGTCGGCACCCGTGTAACCGTTCTTCCGCTGCCACTTCGCGTACGAAGCCTTGTCAGCGTCGCCCCACTGAGCGGACGGACCGACCTTGTACGCGGAGCAACCCTCAGCCACGAGACGCTTGCCCATGGCCGTGACAATCGGGCTCTTCGGGTTCTTCTTGAACCACGCCACACCCGGGAAGGGCTCGTACTTCGGCTTCGTGGTCGGCTTCGCCGGAGTGGTCGGCTTCGTGGTGGAAGGCTTCGGAGCCTCACCCGCAAACCTGGGGTCAGCCGACTTGATCCCCTCAGCGAACTTCGGGTATCCGTACCCGTACACGTACGCATCCCGACGCGCACGCTTCTTGAGGTACACGCCGTTCCCCTCAGCGGAGCCGGAATCGTTCGTGTTGCCTTCGATCGTGTACACGTAGTCCGCGTCAAAATCGCGAACAAGACCGGTGTGCGATCCACCGCCGGAGCCAAAGAAAATCTGAGCGCCAACCGCCGGGTACTCCGAGAAGCGCCCCTTGTTCTTGAACCACGACACAGCGGTTGCACACGACGCGGTACGCGGGTACAGATCAGCCACGCCGGCCTTGAGCGCAACCCAGCTCACGAAAGTCGCGCACCACGGCTGATAGTTGGACCACTCAAGTCCCGGGACTTCGGGGCTGAACTTGTTCTTGTTGTTGTAGTGGCCGTTCGAGAAACCTTCTCGGTATCCCTCTTCGGCCTTCGCTATCGACAGAACCTTGTCAACGGCAGTCGTCAAGAGCCTCTTCCTTCCATGAAAAGAGCCCCCGCCCATTCCCAGGGCAGGGGCTCACGAGTTGTGCACTTGCGGGTTAGGCAAGCGCAATAATCGGAATGTCGTGGTCGGCAAGCGCGGCGGCATTCGTCGGGCTCACGGTCGTCGGCAACGTGGACTGTGCAGCGAGATACCACGCACGCGGGAACGGCGAAGTGGTCATAAAGAAGTTGGCCGTGGCAACAGTCGCTTCGTTCTGCACGTGGTAGAACGCGAAGTCAGCCGTTCCGCCAACCGTCATGAGCCACGCGACCCAATACCGACCGGGCTGCAAGGTCGTGCTCGTGACCGCAAGGGGCACAGCGCCCACATGACCCGAAGCCATGGCGGGAAGTACGCCGGCTTCCTGACCGGCCATGGTGAGCGCCACAGCAGACGACGCGACAACGCGCGTTCCGTCTTCCTTGTAGATACCTGCCATGTAGCGGTTGGTACCAACGCCACCGTAGCCACGAGCGAACATGACCACGTTCGTTACCGTCGTCGGCTCCGTGATGTTGAAGCCGGTCAGGTACAGCCGCTGAGGGGTCAGGTACTTCGTTGCCGGGTTCGCCACTCCGCCCGGGTCACAAGACCACGCCTGAAAACCCAACGCTTGCGGAGTCCACGAGTTCTTAGCAACAACGGCAGGAACCTGAGCGATCGGCAGCCGTGTCGTTGCGTCCAGCGTGGCAACTCCGCTTGCAGCACCACGAGTTGACACAGCAACGTATGTGCTCGTCAGCGACGGAATCTGAGCGCTGGGAATCTTCGTCGTCGCGTCCAACGTGGCAACGCCGTTCGCTGCACCCTTGTCGCTCGTCGGTACCGCGCTCACGTCAGCGGAAGTCAGGACAACCGCACCGGTCTTCGTGTTGACGCTCGTGACCGCGTTGGACGTGGCCGGAAGCTGAGCGGAAGGAACCTTGCCGTCACTGCCCAGCGTCGCAACGCCGTTGACTGCACCCTTCTCCGAAGTCGGTACAGCGCTCACGTCCGCAGCGTTCAGCGTGACGCTCGCAGCGCTCTTGCCGTTCACCGACTGAATGACTCCGGGGGCACCCTGGGCACCGTTGGCACCTGCCGCACCCGTTGCGCCCGTGGCTCCGGTCGGTCCCTTGATGTTGCCCTTGAGCGTCCAGCCGGCCGCGTCACGTTGGTACACGTCGCCGGAGTCGCTACGGAACAACATGTCACCCAACGGAACACCCGTGGAAGGCGTGCCAACGTTGTTCACGTACCACTGTGCGCCACGAACGCCGCTGCCAACCTGGGACCACGAGCCCGCAGCACGCGCCCACATGGTGACCGTCGTACTCGTCACGCCCAGCGTCGTTGAAGTCGTGTACTGCGTGTAAACGTCACCGTCCACACCCAACGCGGAAGTCGGTGCAGCGCTGCCCGTGTACACCTGGGAACCCGCAGCGCCCGTGTCACCCTTCGCACCCTGGGGACCGGGAACGGGAACGTAAGTCGGGGTCGTGGGGTCAGCCGGCGCAACGTCCGCAAGGTCAATCTCCGCTGTGTCCTTCGGGAGAAGGAGAGCGAAGGTGCGGGCTCCGGTGACTCCGGTCAGGTTCTCCTTCACCGTGTACGACCAATCCGAAGGGTTCATACCTTCGTTGTCCGTAGCGGGAAGGGTGACCGTGAACGCGCCGAACTCGTCAAGGCGCGCGACCACCGGACCGGCAATGAAGAGATCAGCGTCAGGGAACGTCAGGAGACCCGGACCCGTGAAGGTAACCGTTCCCTGTAGCCCCCTGCCGTCCGGTCCCCGGTACTGCCCCTTGACCTTGACGGTTGCGATGCTAGGGGGCAGCGGATAGGTCTCAATCGGAAGGGTCATCTGTCCCCCTGTTCAGCAGCGTGTCAATGTGCGTCCGAAGCTCACGGTTCTCAGCGCGGAGTTCAGCCACTTCGTGACGGAGTCCAGCGTTCTCGTCCCGCAGTGCGCGGACTTCCACCACGAGCTTGCTGACCTCTTCGGTCAACCGGTCGGCTCGTGCTGTCTGTGCTTCGGCTTCGTCGCGCCATGCGTCCCGGGCACCGGTCTTCACCTGCCGATACACGAGCATGAGAAAGAGAGCGGCACCCCCAACGATCTCAGCCACTCCGCCAACGTCGCTCACCATTCGACCGGTCCCCCGTCCGTGGGAGTCAGGTGACCGTCAATGCGCGGGTTACCGTCGTCCGCCTCTTCTTCGTACGTACCGTCCGGCACACCCGTGATGAGCATGGGATTGCCCATACCGACAGTCAGTGAGTCGCTGCCAACCGTCACGCGCTTGTTCACGCGGTACTCAATGGCAAAGCCCTTCCAATTCTGACCGTCGTCAAAGCCGATCGGCTGAGGGTGTCGCCACGAGAACACGAGATTCCGCGTAAAGCCGTTGTCCGGGGAAGCGAAGTCGGAAGTCTTGTCAAGCGTGAATTCCTTCGTCTTCCCGTTCGTGATCATGTCCCGAAGCCACACGGTTACGGACACGTCCAGCGGAGCCGTACCCGTACCGTTCTGCGGAAGGTGAAACGGGATCAGCAACAGAAGCACCGGCTGATTGAGCCCCGTTGAGTTGATAACCCCCAGCGCGTGAGTGAACTCCGCACCCTGAGTACCCTCAAGGGAAGGCGACTGAAACGAGCCGAACGGAAGGCGCTCGTTCACGCTGCCCAACTTCGGCTTACGCTCAAGCGCCGTAATGCGTCGCTGCATTTCCTGTAGCTCCGTAACGAGCGACGGGGGCAGCGCATTAGCTTGGATCGCCACTTGTAAACACGTCCTTACTAGCAAGGGAAAGGGAAACGGTCTCCGTGCCGTTCACGTCAACGTCAACCCGTCGCTCAGTCAGAACGAACTCTTCAAGCAAGCGGACATACCCGCTGTCCACCTGAACAGTGCCGACCGCACCGGGCAGGAACGACGACGGATCAAACACGCCCGGGTACAGGGTCAGCGTCGGAATGCCGATCACCTGCCGGCCCACAGCGCCAATAGCGGCAGCCTTCGGAATCAGGTCAGCGGTAGCTTTCAAGTCGGAGTACGTAGCAACCTGAGTGAGCGTCGGTGCGTCAAGGTCATTGCTCACGTTGGCGTAAGGCTTCACGCCCGTACCCATGTCGGCACCGAACGCGAAGGCTCGTGTGGCCAACTTGCTACCGTCGTACCCAACCTGAGTGACGTTGCAGTTCTCTCTATGTACTAGAGCGGAAGGGATTACGTTTTGGAGCCTTCCGTTCTTGAGAATCCGGTTGCCGACCGTCCCGTTGTCACGCCAATAGGTCTCGTACCGGAAGTCAAAGCCCCCGTCTTCGTCGGCAAGCTCGTTGATTGCCTCAGCGATGTTCTTGAACTCCGAGAAGCCCCATTCACGGGAACGAATCCGGCCGGTCGTGGTGAGCCGGGACGTGTCCGTTCCGATTCCCCCATCATCGTTCGCGCGCTCAATCCAGTCGCTCAAGAGAAGCGCCTGATCCTTGTTGGCCTTGTAACCCGCCCACTTGAGGCGTATCCCGCCGCTGGGAAGGTTCTGCAAGGTCGCTCCGCCCAGGTAGCAAGCGGAGTAGTACGAGTGCCAACCCGACGCGTTCAGCGCGAGAGTGCCGGCGTCAAGGTCTGCCGTAGCTGACCACAGCATCCCGCCCCATACGGGCTCGTCGTCCCGCGTCACCACAAGCGCGCTCTTCCCGGGTTCCAACGTGTCCGGGTCGGCAGCCTTGAGGGGCATACCGATGGACGCGCTACCCGCTGAGTTCAGCGTCTCGCCGTACTGAATTCCGGTCACCGGAAGCGACGCGACGACTTCACCCGTCTTCGCAACGGTCTGCAAGACTTCATAGCGGGCAGCGCTCATCATGTCCCCCTAGCCCACTCTTGAGAGTAGGTACGATCAGGCCGTGTTCCACGGGCTCTTACTGAACGACTCGTTGATATACACAGCGGCAACCGACGTGTCCGCGCCGAACTCAATACCGCCGTTCGCCATGAGCGCGATACGTCCGACTCCGCCGTTCGTGGTGCCGTAGGACTGCCCCGTTGAGCCGTACGTGTTCTGTGTCGGACGAGTGATACCGGCAGGCATGAGCGCCGGAACAACGAGCTTGTCAATGTCCTTGCTGGGGGAGAAGTTGAGCTGTCCGCTCAGTTCCCACCCGTTGGACGACTCACGGAGATACAGCGTGCCGGTAACCGTGATGTTCGTTCCGTCGTTCGCCTGTACGTTCTGAATGGCGCACGTCTTCCACGGGCTCGGGTCTGCCGTGAACCACGTACCGTCACTCTTCCGAATCCACCGCTGATTGGTGCCAACGTCGTACACGAGCGCACCGACGTTCACCGTGGACGCGGTAGGAAGCTGTCCGGCCCAATCGACAGCGATTGCGTTACGGCCGGCCAACGCTGCCTGATCCCGGTACTGACCCTGATAGCGCGTCACGGTCAGCGTGAACGTGGTCATGGACTTCGGAACGTCAATCCAACCCAGGGCAACCGCGTTGTCGGGACGAGCCGGAGCCACCGGAGTTGCCGCCGGAGT